TTGAAAATAAAAGCAATTGAAGGCGAATGGTGCCAATCCCCTACCGGTGCTATTCCAAACGGTGCCCCCTTTATGGATGGAGACGGTGCTGCTAGTGCAATATGGCAACTTACAACCCAATCAAACACTGGACTGGTTAGCCTAGACGATAGAACAACAATAGCAAAAGGATCTCTTTGGGCTAGAAACCCCGATTCAAATAGTCACCCACCTAGCCAAGTCTACAGCGATTCTCACTTACCACAACACTACTCTGACGGTTTTTTGGTAGCAGTTGAAGAAGTCTATCTAGGCTCTTATGGTGGAGATAATTGGGCGACAACTTCTGACTTGACATTTAACATAGTCTTGGAATGCGAAGTAATGACTTTAACTCAATCTGCAGCAATGGCTTTGGCACTATCTCAACAGTAAGGTGAGGTAATTGTCTAGAGACATGATGCTAACTGTTGATGAGTATATGGCGTTACGCCGACTCATTTCTAGTGAACGAGAATCCGAAGGCAGCACAATTGTAGATCGTGCAGTTGACCAAGTAGCAAAGAAAACTAAACGACGTTCATCAGCATACGCTAGAAAATACTCCAGAGCATTCAAGAAATTATCATCTCGATACAAAAATAAGAACGGCACTTGGAGAAAAGGTGGGTTCAAAGCAGCAGTAAGAGCAGCACATAAGGCGGTGAAGAAATGAAGCGCACTGGTCGTAGAGTATACTTGTCGGGTGTAGTAAGACAAGACAAGGCAGATAAACTGTATAATGTAGGTGGCACAACAGTTGGCGCACTTCAAAACATATTAGTCGATGAACGAAAAGGGTATGCATACAAAGTGACTTTTGCCGCTACTTACCCTAATGTTACAAACCCTAATCGTTTCTTTGCTGCTGGATATGGAATTTATTCTTACTCTAGAAGAGAGTTATTGAGAATGACTGATGATCAAGCATCAGCAGCATTAGGTTACAACAGAGAATTAGCAACCGATAACCGCAATATTGCCATAGTTGGTGCGCCAATCGACAGAGATGTTGTTGGTGGGGTTGACAGTTTGCTTAATTATCAAAATCAATATGTCATAAAAGGAGATGCAATGGTTACACAATCACTTGCTATTGGATGGTATACTGGGTCTGATGACAGTAAATCCTTTCAAGTAACATACTATATTGAAATGGATGAATACGAAATCGACGACAACGAAGAGATTCTATTAATCCTAAATGAGCGAGCACAAGACGCTAGAGGAATTCAATAATGTTCATTATTAAAATTCTTGCTAAGATTCTCAAGGAACTTAAGGAGATTAAGAAATGTCTCAAGGACTTGAAGCAATAGCACCAATTGACAAACAACAAAACGAACGAATCGTTTGGTGTGAAAGATTACTTTACCTAATTGTGCTGCTTCAATTTCCACAATTAGCATCATTAATTTGACCAGGGTATTTTTTTGTTGCAAGCTTTTTTTTTTAGGCTCTCAGTACTGCGTTTCTAGCCACATTTTAATGACAAAAGCAATGTTAGGGTCAATATCCGGTCTATCTTTCATTAATTTTAAGAGATTTATAGTATCAATATCTTTGTACAAAGGTAATTCTTCATTGTTTATTGATGCTAATCGATTTTCAATTGCTTTTTGGATCCAATTAGATCTAGAAGAACCATAAGATAACTTGAGTTCCATCTTTTCTAAAAGATAAGTCGGCAAATTAACAGAGATATTCTTTTTAGATTCTGCATTGGATAACCGTGGTCTGCCAACTTTCTTCATCTGTGCCACCTCACAGAGTGCATCCTTGAGTAATATCCATTGTGACGCCCACAAATAGGACACATAGGGCTAGAACCCATGCATTTTATCTCTACATGATAGCATCTTTGACATTGAAACTCTGTCCAAATCATAATTTCACCACCGCAATCGGGTAGGATTTCCACCCGCAAGTATCACATTTCTTTCTTACATACTGAATATTATCCACTTTTGGATACTCAGTACGGCACATTTCACCACAATTAAAGCATAGCATAACCCATCCCACGGCTGGATTGTATAAATAATTAATTGAATTAAGAAATTATTTACTAGGATTTGCCGCTAGGTGTTGCGTTTTCCAGTAGAAATTCCCTAGCGCAGAGCATAGGCGTATAGCGACGAGTGCTGGATTACTACTATAAACCTCCTCCTATCATGAAAGGGTATGGCTAAACAAGAGTCCTTTTTTATCAGAGCAACAGTAAACCCGAAAGATGAAGAAACATTTGTACAAACTGCAATAGATCTCTCATCCTACGTAAATGCATTAGGAAAATCAATTTTGAAAATAAAAGCAATTGAAGGCGAATGGTGCCAATCCCCTACCGGTGCTATTCCAAACGGTGCCCCCTTTATGGATGGAGACGGTGCTGCTAGTGCAATATGGCAACTTACAACCCAATCAAACA